AATTGCCTGATTGATATCTTTTTTCTTGGTGTCTGGTATATCAAGGCTGTCTACACTAATGTCTTTATAATTTCTTTGCGTCCACACGTCGTTATCTAATGTATAGTTGGCGTTAAGGGTAACGAGGAGGTTAGTTATTTGCGCGGCTGGCTCTGATGCTGCAATCACTTTTGTTTGTTCCAAGGCAACGTCACGTTTCTTGGGGCGAGGGCCAGAACTACCTCCGTCTTTCCATACTTGCACTAGCTCTGCGTGCTTATCATCTACTGCGAAAAGATGAGAGCTATACGCTTGTGCCACTACTGGCGCTTTTTGCATTACCTCTGGCAGAGAGGAAATCCCAAATTGAATTTTCAACAAAGCTTCTGCTTCTTCATTGTCCGCTTTAATAGCTACATCTAAAGCATCGCCCTGTTTAGAAATCCAGCCCCACCGCGCCACGTCATCTTTGGTAAAGCCTGCATCTTTTGCGGCAGCGTACAGCGCTGGCAGGGTGGGGAAATCGTTGTCCTTTACCCTCTCTTCAAATGTAGCGGCAGCCACTGTGTTTGGGTTTTGTTTTTGCTTTTGCGCCGACTCAATCTGGGATTTTACTTGGGTTGTTGTTAACCCAGAACCGCGACCAGAAGTATACGCATTGCGTATGGTCGTTTCTATATCTACGCCGCGTTCCAATGGCGACACTCCAGCAATAATATCTAGGTGACCATTAAAAAGCTTTGCGTTAGCTTTCTGGCTTGCTGTCTCTTCTTCACCTTTTTTTGTTTGCCGTTTTTCCCGCTCTTTTCTAATGCGCTCCTTAATGCTTTCTTTCTGTTTCTCGTCAACCGAATTCCAAAGGGCAGTTTTATCCCCAAAATCCCCCATAGCAATGTCTTGGCTTGGGTTATCTATACCGTATCTAACCAAGGCATTTTCCTTGGCGTCGTCGATAAGTTTGTCGCCTTCCTTCATAATTTCATTTGCCAAATCTGGATTGTTGGCATTAAAGGCGTCATTGGCTAGAGAAATAACAAACGCTTTTGCTGTGCTTTCTGACTCTAAGATATCTTTCCCGTTGGCGTCTGGAACCTTGCCACCCGCATCAGCAGTAAAAATACCAGCAAGAGCATTAGGCAACTCTAAGAATTTAGATCGCGTATTAAATTCTGCGATATCTTGCTTTTTCTTGTATTCTTGAACTAAGGCATTCTTATATATTGGCGCAGCCAACGTATTGACGACAGCAGAATACTTATACGCCTCAGACGGATCAACTTCTGCCAAGAGGTCAGAGTGACCAGATATCATTCCTTCAAATTGTGATCTTAGCTGGTCAACATCAAGGTCCATNCCGCTGTCAAGCGCAGCGCTAATTGCAGACATCTGCGATCTGGCTTGAGACTCTAGTTCTGTCCTGAGTTGTACCCCAACCGTAGCCCGTGAAGCGCGGCCAAAGATGGTGTAATTGTCACCGATAATCTCATCTATGTCTCTGCCACTAGATATGGCTGTTTGCAACTGCTCCGCAGTAACAGGGTTGTCATATCGAAACTTCTGTGCTTCTTCGACTTTGTATTCGCCAGCCTTTGCAAACGCAAAAGAGGACAGCTTATCTAGTGCCGCCGCTGTTTGGTCAAAGCCACGTGCCTTCATCTTTGCCGCAGTCATATAGTCAATCGAAGGCATAGACGCGATGCTTACACCAAGAGGACGGTAACGTGGGAGTTTTTCAGCCATTGCTTATATCCCTATCAACCCACCGGGTAACCGTGTTCCGTAATTAAGGCCAGAGCCAAAGAAAGACCCCGAAGGCGCTGCACCAAATGAACCCGGCACATTCATGCCAAACGTAGAACCTGCACCGCCTGCTCCAGCACCTGCTCCAGCGCCTGCTCCAGCGCCTGCTCCAGCGCCACCAAAACCCGGCCCACCAAGCATTCCATACGCCGCCACCCCTTGAGCCACCGACATAATTGCACCCATTTTGGCTTGAGACATCGCAGAGCGTGCGGCAGATTCGTATTCGTTCGCTTGCATTTCGCCAGATCGAATAGCAATAATTGCGTTGTCCATAGTCGTGTAATTTTCTTTTGCGCCTTGTGCTAGAGCGTATTGCTGCAATGCGTTAGCGCTGCCAGAGAAAGGATCAATCCCTCCTGCTGCACCCCTAGCATTAAGAGTAGATTGCGTTTGAAGTATGTTCGCTAAAACAGCTACACCCTGCTGCTTATACTTTAATGATTCACCTTTTGCCTGCATCCGCGTTTGCATTGCTTGAGAACGCAGCCCAGAAGCCTGTGCCTGACCAGATTTTAGGCCAGCAATAGCACTCAGGCCAGCCGCTCCAAGAGCTATAAATGGTAATGCAGCAGCCATATTACTGTCCTATACTAACTTTGTAGTCGATACCAAGCAGTGTCATCTTTAATGGCACCGTTTGTCCAATCGTAATTTGCCCATCATAACCGTAGCCTAAGATACTGTGCAGCGTTTTGATCCCAGTATATTCATCAATATCGCCATCTAATACACTAGGGCCAAAACTACGGAATGGTACTTCTTTCCCATTAATTGTTAAAGCCTGTGTTGCAAACAACTCAGCGTTAACTTCAAATATGCGCTTCTTAAATCCTTTAAGAGAACCACTGGGCAAGCGTGGCTCTAGCGGCAACGTCACAACAGATGGCGTGAAATTCAAGCCCACCTGATAACTAGCCGTTGCTGCGCTGTCAAAAGTAATTGTGTATGGTGAAGCAGGCACCGTCTGATCGGCTTCTACAACACCATCACGGACGATCTTAACTGACGCCGCTTGAAGATGTGCCATTGCAACTGACGATCCTGAACCACCTGTCTTAGCGCAATCTAGCAAAGTGCTCTCATCAAATACTTCTACATAGTAGACCGTAGCAGAGTTAACTGTGCGCTTTACTACTACATAAATATCATCAACATCCACGCCAATGTTAATAAACTGGCCATCAGTTGTCCATTCTGTGGGCGCAATAACACCTTGTGAACGCAACAATGTGTAGCAAGCTATCGAGCCATCATCACCGTTGACTAGCATTAGTCGGTCGCCCTCATCTGTAGATGTAGCGACACGCACTGCCATTTCTTCTGGCGTCTTTAGGAGATGCGACGATAACAAGCTAATCTTTGCGGATGTGTATGCTTGAACGGTATCAGAAAAGACAAACTCTTGTAGAGCCTTTCCTTGGCGCTGAATGTATAAAGACGCACCATCTACGTTCTGCACCCTAATACCAGGCTTCATCCCAAACGCGGTCTGTTGCTTTACAATTAGGTTTGTCGGCGTGATTGGCTCATCTAATGATTGCGGCACGTAGAACTCGCCACCAGTAGTAAACACTTGCAAGTGACGCCCAGCGTACAAGTCAACGATAGCGTTGAACGTGCCAGTGTCTAGTGTGGCCTCAACCGACATATCGTCTAGCGCCTCGCCGGGGTCGAAGTTAAAATAATCTGAAACACGAGAACCCCAGATCGTGGACGGCCTATTCTTTGCGCCGCCAAAGTACAAACGACCTTCGTGGAAAGTTACACTACGTGGGTAGCCACGAGTAGCAGACCATTGCGGCTCATACCCATGCTCAGTCTCAAACTCTCCAGATACAATAGCGCTAGTGTCAAAGAATGGTATTTCTACGTATGCTTTGACTTCCGTATTACTGGAAAACTCAACGATCCGTGCGCGGCCAAAGCCAGACAAGACGTTAATATATTCGCCAACAGCAGCAGCTTCAAACGCATGGACAGTGTACTGCGAAGACGCGTCAGGGGCCGTGTCCCATGCTGGATAAACAGTTAAAACCTTAGTAGAAGCAACATAATCTTCTACGTGTCTTTCTTGACCAGAGCCTGTGCCAGACGTAATCTTAATAAACATACCGTTTGGCTGGTCATCACTGCCATAAGATGAGGCGCTCTTTAAGGTGATTGTAGTAGAGCTACCAGCCTGTGCAGTGCCAGTGTCTGTTGTCACACTAGAAGCTGTGATCGTAATATTGCCAGATGTAGCACTTGGCGTGATAGTAAATGTCGGCTCATGTGTGTCTATATCGAACGCATACAGCGGGACAAAATCAAAGGCGATTTCAGATGCTGTCCACGTTGCATCAGTGCCACCACGAACGATTTTGGTTGGTGGCAAATCTTCATGGGTAATAATTAAAGTGTCGGCGCTCTGCACCCAGTTCATCTCTGGTAAAATAGCAGAGGTCAAAGAAGCAACGGTTAAGTAATCATCCCCACTGCCATTAATATTAGTAACCAGAGCGCGGTTCTTGAAGACATACATCTTGCCCGGCGTAAAGACGAGCATATAGCTGTCGGAAACACTAAACTCAAAGTGCACCATTCGCACAGCGTTAGCGGCTCCAGAGTCTAGCTGATGCAAGAATAGCGTGCCATCTCGTCTAGTAGCACCGCCCTGCGGCTGAATAGATACGTTTTTAGCTTCAGACAAACCGCCGCCATACTGCTTTAGGTCAGTTCGCGCTCGTAACTTGGGGTCCATCTCGCCAGAAGTAAAATCATTCTGGATTTGAATAATGCGGCTCATCCACGCAAATCCGTAAGCGGGAAGTCTTGAATGCTTTGAGAAGGCCTATCGCGGCCATCAATACCCATAGCAACGCGCATCAAACCGCCACGCATATTCTCACTTGGCGATCCATACGCTAAAGCATGGTAATAGTTGCCTTTAGTAATTTGATCCGTCACAGGCTCCGCGAATGCTGACGCCAAAGCGTGCTTTAAAAGATTGGAGAAGTATGGTGGGAAAGCGGACGGTTCTGGACGAAACTGGTAATCAAGCCAAATCGATTCATAATTGGAATATAGGCCGCCACTAAATAATTCAAAATCACGAGCAGTTACGGCTCCAACTGCGCCAGAATAGAAGACAGCCTTTGGGTTACCAAGGATATCCCCCGGCAAAGCAAACTTATATTTCCATTCATTAATTGGTGCGTCTACTAATCGCCCTAAGCTAACCTTTTTAAGTGACCAGCTATACGGGTAAGACATCAAGATTGTGTCGCGTATGTCGTCGTAAAGACGATCTGCAACCTGCGCTTCGTCACTGCCATCACTGAAGCTAGAAAGCGGTGAAGCGCCCAGCATAATGAGCGCGTCAGAACATATAGATAGCTTTGTGTCGCCAGCCGACATTAATCACCTCCAGCAAAAGAATGGGTGAGCTAGAAAGACTAGCCCACCCGGTCTTATTAGTCGCTGTCAGTGACGACAGCTACAACCGTACCATCTGATACATCAACTACGCCAGAAGCGTTTGATACAACAACATGGTTGGTGACAGTTCGCGTGCCACCAGTAGCGCCGTGAACCTGAATGATATCACCGACATTTAATGTGCCAGAAACTTCATTGAAGTAACCAGCAGCATCAATAGCAGTGTGTGCATCCGTGCTAGTGTAAACATACTGAGCGGGAAGATTCCCCGCAGCAGATTGTCCACCGATTGGGCCAAATCCCGCAAGAGCAAAAGCCATGATTTAACTCCTTATTCAGTGCTGGAGATGACAACAATACCCTCGTCATCAATGGAAACGGCACCAGCCGAGAACATTGAAGAGACGAGGAATGAAGTCTTCTCAGGCACGTAGTTGATCTCAGTCTTCTGAGCCATTGAAACGCCAAGGCCAATCGCATCGCGATGGAAGGCGTAGTTGGTGCGCGTTGAAGGAATCGGCAAGCCGCCCTCGTCACGATCACCAAGTGTGATAAACTTGAACCCCAAGAATGTGTCGATCTCACCCTGAACGAGAGCTTTAACCGAAGCAAAATCAGAGGACGTAAGCTCTTGCTCATCAAGCAAAGAAGACAATCCGTTAGCATGGATAATCATGCAACGGCCATCCGCAGGGACGTTCTTTGTGTCCAGTGCTTTCTTTGCAGCAAGAAGTTTAGCGAGGTTCATGTTCGAAGCAGCGCCACCAATGCTAGTTGCAACAGTTGACGGAGACGAAGCTGCGCCAAGTGCGTCTAGCACTAATTGGTCCATACGACGACCGATAGAGTCACCAACAACTTTAACCAATTCGCGGCGCTCGTCGAAGTTGACTTTTGCCTGATGGAAAATGTCGCTGTATTCAGCAGCAATGTAATCTGACATTGAAGCTGTGACTTGTGAATACGTTACGTTCAGAGGTGTTACATCTGTCTGCGGAACACGGACAGTGGCAACGCCTTTGCCGATTTTTGGAAACTTAACTTGATTGCCTTCTACGTTCATCCGTTCGCGGGTCACACCAGCAAGTGCGCGTGCACCTTGATAAGCCTGTTTGACTTCCGCGTCGAACAACTGAACAAAGGCGTTTGAAATGCCAATAGCCATTTCGTATCTCCTTCATAAAAAAAGTTACTACGGGTTAATCGCCTAACAGGTATCCATATGGGCTGCGGCTTGCACGGTTTTGCGCCTCACGCCAAGGCGGGTCTAATGGGCCGTTGCCGGGTATCCATTGCTGACACTATATTACATAACAGGGAGTGATGTAAAGATGTTACAGTGATTTTTTTGCAACATTTACAAAACAAAAATCCCGGCACTAAGGCCGGGAGTTCTGTATTAAATAGGTGAGTAGTCTTGAGCGCCGTAAACTTGCTCAAACATCTTTTCAACTTTTGCCCTATAAGCTGGGTCTGAAGTGTACTCAGGCTTGCCAACCATAGAGTTTAACTCTTCTTTACTTGGCATCCCTTCTACTGGGCCAATATTAACTGGCACAGACTGGTCGCCATAATATGACCGCACCTTTTGCAACGCACGTATGCCCTGTGCTGTGCCACCCATAATCTTGAACTCGTCAAAATCACTTTCAGCCCAAACGCCTTTACGGACAAGACCTTGCGCCCATTCGGTCATAGACTTGATAGTAGCGTCAGCATTTGGCCCTAGCTTGTTATACTCTTCTTTATAAGAAGCCTCAGCCTGTTGCGCCTCATTGCCAGCAAGCTCAATAAATTTGCCAGCCAACTCATTGAACGCGGATTGGCTCACGCCGTTTTCTTTAGCCCAATCCTTATATGTACTGAACAACTCGTCATCTTCAGGGATGTTAGCTTCCTCAAAGATTTTTGTATCGTACTTCTCTGGTGTTTTGTGCTCACCACGAGAAAACTTATTTTGAAGCTCTGTGTACGATTTCACCAAGTTCTCAAGGTCTGGGCCTTCATCTTCTTTCCAGAACTTTTCTGGATACCACTCAGGCCGTTCAAACTCAGTTTCATCATTGTCTTCTGCAACCGTCAGATCGTCAACTGATCTTGGGTCACCTTCCTCAAGGTGAGAGATAGATTTATCTTCTGGCGCAGTTTCTTCGCTGGCCGTTTCTGCGGAATCTAAAAGACCGCCTTCCTGTTCTTCTTCGCTCATGCCTGTCTCGCTTTCTTAATACGCCGCTCGATCTCGCGGACTAATGAGTTTTGCCCTTCACGAGCAAAGCCATGTGCAGCATCCTCACCAGGATACCACGTTGGCTGCTCAATCGTTAGTGAGCGCAGGTGTTCTAATATCTTTTGCCCATCCTCACTACCGAATACACGCAAGTACAAGAGATCAGTGTCGCTTGGTTCCTGCCGTGTTTCTTCAGGAGACTGAGGCATCGCGTGCCGCAGTCCTTCCCATCCTTCTACTTCTGCCACTTAATACCCCTTATGCCATACCCGGTGGAGCCGCACCTTCTTCTGGCTCGGCTTGCTGTTGCTGCATTTGTGCTTGAGCTTGGGCCATCTGCATAGCCTGCTGCATCATTGCCTCTCTCTCTTGAGGATTGGTGCGAAGGCTGGCAGGTACGCCTAGCTTGTCAGCAATGTAATCTGCAATCGCGCCATTCTTAACTGCCATTTGTCCTTCTGGCCCAAGAGCAGAAGCAATCTGCGCCCATTGCGTAACCTTTTCAATATCACCCATGTTCTGCGCTTGCGCGATTGGAGAGACGGGCGTGAGACGGATTTCAAGGCCATTAACCTTTAATGGCAATTCAATCATGCCACGCTCATCCATAACACTTAACACACGCGAGATTAATGGGTACATAGTTTCAGTAATTAATCGACCGAATGCAGCACCTAAGTTTTGCGCTAATTCTTTCATACGCTCCGCAACTTCAGTCGCAGAACGTGCACTCATATTGTCAGGTGGCAGTGTGTCGTCCAACATGATCTTCTTAATATTCATTCTTAAATCGTTAATCACGATCTGGCTTACGTTGAAATCTCCAGAACGTGGAAGCTGTCTAAGGCTTTCACCTTGAGGACCACCGTTTCGTGCCACAGGTATAATAGCGCCCGGCACGATTCGGATTGTTTGAGGGTTTAACACGCCATCGTCTGCGGCAGTATAAACACCAGCGATTGATAAAGATGCGTTTTTAAGGAGCATCTCAAGAGTTTTATTCAACGTCTTAATGTCTGGTATCGCAGTAACCAATGGACCTCGACCATACACTTCACCCGCTACCTTCATGTAACGTGCGACAATCCAAGGGCTAGACTTCATGGTGCGGGTAAGCAGTTGCGACTTGCCTTCAGGCCAGATGACATAGTACTGAAAGTCACCACGCTCTGGGTTAAGAACCGTAGCCTCAATAAGCTCAATCTCTTCTGTAGGCTTTTGTTCAATCATAGTAGCAAGGCGTGTAGGAATTTCAGCTTCTACCCAATGCTGCTTAATTGCCTCACCCTTCATCCGCATCTTTCTGTAAACATTATCGACCTTGCCATGAGCGCCTTCTTCAATGGCTACTAGATACTGAGGCACAGGCGTAAAACGGATAGGTGTGGTGTCATCGCCGGGCTGCACAAGCATTACTGCTGTGCCAACCGCAAGGTCTAACAAAAACTCGCCCATTGCCAAATCAAAGTTACTTTGGCGCAACACAGCGAACATCTTATCAGAATACACATCGAGTGCAGCCTGTGCTTCTTGACGCCGCTCCATTGGGATGTCTTCGCCCGGCTCTAATCGGCAGAAACGCCCGTGAGGGGGAAACAAACCAGACTGGATACGGTTAGCAAAGCGTTGTGTAGAACTAATGGCCGTTGAGTCAAACACACGCATCATCTTGTTTTGACCAGGAGAACCGCCGCCCTCATAGTATCCATCGTACAAGTTACGCTGTGGAAGTGCGAACTCGTAGCAATCCTCATAAATCTGACGCCAGTTATCTTTGCGTCTCTGTGCCAGTTCGTGACGCTTCATAACCTGTTCAACGGTTAACATACCTTAATCCTTTTTATTTCGTGCGCTAATAGCCTTAGCTTTAGACTTGGCACTAGACTTAGAAGAAGCACCCCACGCGCGCAAGGAGAGGAGAAGGCGCGTGGGGCGTCCTTGCTTGTCGCGCTCAGGGCCGGGCATGGAACCCATGCGCGCCAAGAAAGAAGCACGTCTTGGGTTGTCGCCAGACTTCACAGGTGCTTTTAAGTTCATTCCTTCGGCACGCGCAGAGGCTCTACCCTTGGCATTTAGTCCACCTTTGGGGTTCTTGCCTGCCTTGCGTTGCCATGCTGGGGTATCAGCCACGGGCGGCTCTCATATTGTCGATCAAATTTGGGTACGGACGGCCTGCTTTCTTGGCAGCACGCATAGCGGAACGCTTCTTTGAAGAACTCAAAGACTTCGGTTTTCCCAAACCCTTGGGTCGCTTTTTATCCCAAACTTCTTTCTTCATTTCTTTGACCTATTTCTACTCATTGACATTACAATCAGATTGCGATGGGAATTATTCTTAGGGTTCCCATCCCTATGGTCCACGTCCTTGCCATCACCTTTTCTCGCAGAACCGCTTTTTACCATCTTGCGTCGAGCAGCATTTCGCATAGCGCGGTTTTTCTTCTGCTCTGGCTTTCCTTGATAATTATCGTATTCTGAGCGATAGTTTCTGGCCATTATTTCTTTTTCTTCAACATCGTCGTTTTCATATTAACCTCAGAAACACGCCCACCGTACTGCTTGGCATATTCCTTGGCCGCAGACATCCCAGCCTTGCTATAAGCAAAGGTGCGTGTCTTCCCGTCTTTGGTTACTACTTTTGGCATTATCCTACTCCAAGCGTCGTCTGTTCTTCTGCGGCAGTGCCGCGTGTTGCTACATCTCCAAGCAGCCCACGCTGGCGAATACCGCGTGCACGTCGCTGCGCCGCTTCCTTCTTCTGAGCATCAGTTGCTACTGGCGCTGGCGCAGGTGCTGGCGTTGGCGCTGGTGTTGCTGCTTTAGGCGAACTAAACATACCACCCATCATCCGGCTCCTAGCTTAGTTTCAATACCCATTTGTGCGTCAGGTCGATCAGAAGAAAGAAGCATTCTCTGTCCACCAATTTGTCGAGCACGCTGACGAGCAGCAATCGCTTCTTTCTTTGAGCGCTCTTCTTCGTTCAACCGCGCTTCCTGTCGAGCCTGTGCGGCTGCAAGTTCAGGATCAGGCGCAGGGGTCTTAGGGGAACTAAACAAACCACCCATTAATAAATCCTCGCATACATAAAATAATCAGAACCAGACGGGCCGTATTTCTCCAGCACGCCTTCCTGCTTGAATTGTAACAAACTTGCCCACTGTACTGCAACCTTATTCCGCGAATCTACAGTGATTTGCAACCGCTTTAATGGCAGATCGGTTGCACACTGGTTAAAAAACCTTATTGCACCCTTTGTAAGCGACATCGGAACGCCATCAACGTGGTGCGAAGTTAGCATCCAAGCCTCTCCGACCTTGGGCCAGAGCAAATTAACGCCAAAACTGCACACCATCTGGCTGTCGTGTATTGCTGTATATGCTGTGCCAGACGCCGCATAGGCTTTTAAATAATCAGTATAGTTTGGGATGTCGGTTAACATAGCTTTGTCGAGTGGACGCAAATCCATAGCGTATGGATGCCCCCAATGGAATGGCACAAAAATAACTTTTTTATTTGTAGATATTGCTTTTACGTTGCTCATGCTCTATATATTATTCTTGTTACCCATAGTTTTAAACCTCCCTAAACTTAGCCCCGGCATTGCGCCGGGGCTTTTTTATAGTTCAGTCACCATATTCTTCGCGATACCAATAATGCCTTTTTCTTGAAGCTGGGATCGTGCAGAACTTTTAGTACTTGCCGCTGCATCAGGGGCGGCACGAGAATGTGCCTCTTGCCAATCGCGCATAGGGATAGATTGCCTGCCCATATCAATCATTAAGCCTCGCAGACATTCTAGTGCGATAGATTGAGATGGCGATAACTTCTGGCGCTTATTCTTGGTGGGCGCGTCACAAGATTCAAGAACAATCGACGCATCGCCAATAATCCCAATCTGCTCCATGTTAAAGTTAATATCGTCACATGGGTCAGCGTCCTTCTGCTTTTCCATCTTCATACTCAAGATGTCATCAGATCGTGTAACACGAATAGATGTCTCAACAGCACCAAGCAAAGCTGTCGATCCACGCATTCCACGCGCAGCATCTTTGCCAGAATGGTGGATACCCATCAATGCACACTTAGCGTGTCGCTTAACAGCGTCACAAGCATCAATGAACATACCCATGTCAGTAGCAGAGTTCTCATCCCCACCAAGCAAAGCACGGGCAACCGTATCAACGAACACGCAAGAAAATTGCGTATTAAAGCTATCAATCGTTCGCATCAACTTCTCAACGTCTTCTGGCTCACGGAACCTAACGGCAGTGGGCAACACATGGAGTGGCGCAACAGGATCAACGCCATGATACGCCTGCCATGCTGCAACCCGCTTACCCAACCCACCTACGCCTTCACCAGCGATGTATAGAATTGATCCAGGCATAACAGCCTTGCCATGCCATGATTTACCATAAGCCACAGACAAAGCCATATCCAAAGCAAGGAAAGACTTACCTGCACCCGGCTCACCATACATCACAGATAAACTATTTTGCGGTATGATGCTCTCAATCATCCATTCTACTGGTGGCATCGACCGTAAGTGTAAAAGAGAATACGTCTCAAAGACATCGCCGTGGAACTCAGGCTCTATGTCTTCGACAGCCTCTGCCTCTGTTATACGATCTGCTTCAACGACCAGATTACGCAAATCGTCTATAGTATTGCCAGCAAGTAACCAATCAACCACATCACCTTTGTCTGGTAAGTCTGGTAGTTCTACTTGCCTTATTTCTGCCGCAATCCCTAACAAACCGTTAACAACCTTATCAGCATGGTTGCGTCCAGCGTCGTCGTTGTCTGGCAGCACTACAACCTTGCGGCCAACGAACCATTTGCTAAGTTCTGCTTTCCAGTTGCC